TATTATCCTGACTTCCCGACTGGTGGAGTAATTGTTAATAAAGATGAACTTGCTACAATTAATAAAACAGGTAGAGGTAAAGTCATAATTGAAAGTAAATATCGAATTTCTGGACAAGAAATTGATTTTTATGAATTACCTTATCAAGTTTTTATTGAACCAGTAATTGACGAAATTAAAAAAGCTATTGCCGAGGAAAAGATTACTGGTATTGCAGATGTATATAATAAATCTGATAAAAAACGTATTTCTCTTGTAGTTACTTGTGTACCAGGATTTGATCCTGAAAAAGTTGTTGCCCAGTTATTTACAGTTACTAATCTCCGCAAACAATTTAATGCCAATCAAAATGGAATTATTAGTAAAACTCCTATTATGATTACATTAAAGAAATATGTTGATACTTATATTGAGCATAATACTTCATGTATTAAAAAAGAATATAAATATGATCTTGCGGCTGCTCGTAAACGAATCCATATCCTTGAAGGATTATCAATTGCACTTGAAAATATAGACAATGTTCTTGCAATTATTAAGCAAAGTGAAAATAAAGCGATTGCGGCAGTTAATCTCTGTGAAAAATACCATCTTAGTAGAGAACAAACAGATGCAATTCTTGCTATGACTTTAAGCCGACTTACTCATATGGATCAAATTGCTATTAACAAAGAACTCCAAGAGAAGAAAGAGTTAGCTTTAATTTGTCAAGAAGTTGTTGAGTCTTATCAAAAACAAGAAGATATTCTTTCTGAAAGATTGCGAGATCTTGCTAAAAAATTTGGAGACAAGCGCCGCACAGAAGTAATTCAAAAAGAAATTATTAAAACTTCTACCACTCAAAAAGCTAAAGAACTTATTGTTGAAGATGTAATTGTTACTCGAAATATTCAAGGATATATTAAAAGTATTCCGATAAAATCTTATCGAAATGTTAATGCGGAAAATATTGTTAAAGCCCGCACGGATGATATACTTTTATTGTTTTCTTCTTTTGGAAAGATGTATCGCTTGAAAGTATCTGAAATTAAACAATGTACTTTAATTGATAAAGGAACTGCATTAGGTGCAATTCTTACTCTTGAGCCAAACGAAAAAATTCTTTATATGACTAATATGAATATTGATGATAAACGTCCTTATATTACAGGGGTTACTGAAAAAGGTCTTGTAAAGAAATCTGATAAAACTATCTTTATTGGTAGCACTCAAAATAAGCGTGGCATGAAATGCGCCGGTCTTAATGAGGGCGATAAATTTATCTGGTTTGGGGAAACTAATGGAGATTACATGACTTTAATTACATCAGATCAAATGGCAATCCAATTTAAACTTAATGAAATTAATCCTGTTGGAAAAACTGCAAAAGGTGTTAAAGGTATTGCTCTTAATGAAGGAGCTACTATTATTCAAGTTAATGTGGGAATTGAATCAAAGAAATTGCCAGTCCAGCATAGGGCGGGAAAAGGAAATCGAATCTCCTTTTAAAAAAGGGACTTTACAAGTCCTTTTTTTTATTATATAATTATATAAAAGAAAGGAGATTTTATGAGTGAACTTTATCCAGGCAGCTATCAGCTTGAACTTATGAAATATAATGGAAGTCCTATTAAAGCTCTTGTAGATGAAGCTTTTAAAAATAATGGAAATTGGGTTGCACAAGAGAAAAAAGATGGCGCTCTCTATATGTTAGAAAAAATTGATAATGAACATATTTATTTATTTGCTCGAACTAAGTCTAAAAAAACTGGCGAATTAGTAGAAAAAAGTGCCAATGTTCCTCATATTATAGAATGGGCTAAATCTCTCCCTGATGATTCTGTTATTCTTGGCGAAATTTATGTTCCAGGAGGAAAAAGTAATGACGTAACTAAAATTATGGGATGCACTCCTGAAAATGCAATTAAGCGTCAAAAAAGTAACAATTATGGCGGGTTTATTCATTATTATATTTTTGATTGTATACGTTTTAATGGTGAAGATTTATGTAATACGGGTTTCTTAATTCGTTTTGAAAAATTTAAAGACTGGTTTTTTAAACAAGACCTTAATGTGTATGTTACTTTAGCATCTTTATATAAAGATAATTTTGAACAAAATCTTCACGATATCTTTGCTAAAGGCGGCGAAGGTATGGTTTTTAAGAAAATTGACGCTATTTATGAGCCAGGAAAACGCCCAACTCGTACTTATTTTAAGATGAAAGAGCATATGGATAGTATTGATCTTGTTTGTATAGGACTTGAAGATCCAATTCGTACTTATACAGGTAAAGAAATTGAATCTTGGCAATATTGGATTCAACGTGGTGAGCAAGATCAAAATGGAAATTATTTATGGCATGATTATTATGGATATCATTATAATGATTATCAAAATAACCCGCATCTTTGGGAACCTGTAACTAAACCTTGGTTTTTTGGTTGGAAAAATGCCATGACCCTTGGTCTTTATAAGGATGGAAAATTAATAGAAGTTGGTAAAGTTGCATCTGGTCTTACGGATGCCATTCGTGAAGATATGGCTGTTAATCCTGAAAATTATATTAACCATGTAATTGAATGTGAAGCAATGTCTACGACTAAAGATGGAGCATTGCGGCACCCTGTCTTTATTAGAGTCCGAGAAGATAAAAATCCAGAAGATTGCAAATACGAAGAAGTGTTCAAATAATTTATACTTGACAACTTATAAAATAAATAATATAATATATATAAAGAAGTTAAGAAAAAAATAAAAAAAAAGTTCTTGACATTCTTTTAATTAAATAGTATAATATATTAAGTAATTAATTAATTGGGAATAATCCCACGAGAGAAAAGGAGGGTCTTTTATGGCCGCTATGTTTTCCGATAATGCTAAGGCAGTTCTAACTTTCCTTCAGAAGAATTCTCAGAGTGATCTTACTTCAAAGATGATTGCTGAGACTCTAGGCATTGAGCCCCGTTCTATTACTGGTGTTCTAAATGGCCTTCAGCGTAAAGGTCTAGTTGTCCGTGAGGTTGTTGAGGGCGAGAAGGATAAACTTATTCGTCTAACTGCTGAGGGTGCTGCTGCTGATCCTGATGCTGAAAAAGAGTAAATAAATTAAATAAGAGATAAAAGGAGAGCGGAGGTAAGAATTGTTCTTACTTCCGCTATTTTATTATGAATTGAAATATAATAATTCCTATTACCATTTTTATTGGAGATATAATTCTTGCTTGATTTTGTTATTGATTAGGCTGCCGCACAGTAAAACCAATCAAAGATCAAAATCAAAAAATTTTAGATGAAAATAATGCATTACAACATGAACAGCAGCAATTAAAAGAAAATATCAACATTCTTAAAGAAGAAGGACATAAGCTTAATAATTCTATCTTTAATTTAAAAATAGAATATAAAGATTATGAAAATAAATTAATTCAAACAGAACAAAAATCAAAATTAATAGAAGAAAAAAATGAAAAAGCTGAACATTTTATTAAACAATCAGAGCAATTAGCAAGAGAAAAAGCTCAAGCTGTTTATGAGAATGAATTAGCTGAATGAAACAAACGTTTCAAAGTCGTTCAAGAACATCAAAGTGAATATCTTAATAAAGTAGAAGAAGATATTCATAAAGCTGAAAATGAATTAGAGTCTTTAAAAAATACTAAAGCCGCTGCAATTGCAGCTGCACAAAAAGAAAAACAAATTCAAGAAAATAAAGAAGATTATTGTCTTATCCTTCCAATAGAAGAAAGAAATGATATAAATATCTTGCGGGGAGTTGTTAAAAAAATTGCAAAACCTAGATCAATTTTAATGGCAATCTGACAAGCCTATTATGCTCCTATTGCTAAGAAAAAATTTCCTCAAATTCTTGGAAAAACTGACGTATGTGGCATTTATAAAATTACAAATCAAGAAACAGGAGAATGTTATATAGGTCAAGCTGTTGATGTTCGCCGCAGATGGATGGATCATTGTAAGATGATGTTACAAATTGATGCTCCTAAAAATAATCAATTATACGCGGCCGCAGCGGAATATGGATTAGATGCATTCTCTTTTGAACTTCTTTTAGAATGTAAGCCAGAAGAATTAAATGAAAAAGAAAAATATTTTATTAAATTATATAATTCAGATGCTCTTGGATACAATATTAGCAAAGGAGGCTAAGATGGTAGAGTTTCAAACAATAGAGGTAGCTGGATTTGCTCCAGCCCTAGCTGGAATGCGACATCCTCTTAAATCTTATCAAAAAGCAGATACGATAATTGATGAACAAGGTAATCTTATCATCGGTCAAAATGATTATAATTTAGCTAAAAGATTATGTAGTGCAGGAAGTCCTGAACATGCTAAATTCTTACGTCAAATTTGCATTTGGGTAAATATTTCCGCTCCTAGATTTTGGTGAAGTGAATTTGATACTTATAAAATCGGTCCTACTGCAAACAGTCAATCTACAATGCACACTTTGATGAAAGATGGAGTTAAAGAAAGTGATATTTTCTTTACTTTTGGAGAAGATGAAGGCGCAAATCAAGCTATGCGAAATTATTTAGCTGCTATTAATGATCTTATCGCTTTATATAAGACTCTTGATAATGGACCTATTAAAGAGCAATATTTTGAAAAAGTTAAAGCAATGCTTCCTGAAGGGTTTATTCAAACTCGTATGGTATCTTTAAATTATCAAACTCTTAAGACGATGTATAATCAACGTAAAAATCATCGTCTTGTTGGTTGAAATACGGACTTCGTAAATTGGATTCATACGCTACCTATGCATGAATTTATTGATGACGAATGACAGGAAATTAAATAATTGTACTATTGACAGCTGTAAAAATATATTATATAATTAATATGTAAGTAAAGAGACAAATAGAAATTAAAGGAGAAAAAATGCGTTCAAACAAAAATGTTGTATATGTTGAGGGATATGTTTATAATTGCAGTCTCTTTGCAAATGTAGCAGGCCCAAATAGTAAAAATCCTGGTCAGGAATATATTAATGGTACTGTAAACATTGCAACTGACGAGGATGGTATTAATATCGTAAGTGTTCGTTATACTTATGTGGTTCCAACTTGGAAGAGCGGTAAAGAGAATGAAACTTATACTATTCTTCAATCTCTTCTAAATGGTGCACCTACTTGGGAGAAGGATGGAAAAGATAAGGCAACTAAACTTCGCATTCAGGGTGACGTAGAAGTTAATGATTTTATGGGCCGCGATGGTAATATGGTCGAATCTAAGCAAGTTCGCGGTGGGTTTACTCATTATGCTAATGATGGTTTCCGTGATAAGCGTAATAATTTTGAAACTGATATGCTTATTACAAGTACAAAAGTTGTAGAAGTTGAAAATGGAAAAGATTATATGAATATTTCTGGTTATGTTTTTAACTTCCGCAATGATTTTATTCCGGTAACTTATAGTCTTACTAATGAAGCAGGAATGAAATATTTTGAAAATCTTGATATTTCAATGAATAATCCTTATTATGTATATGTTTGGGGTAAAATTGTTTCTTCTACGCAACGAGTTGAACATCAGGTAGAAACTGCTTGGGGTGCTCCGCAGGTAGAATATACAACTCGTACTCTTCGTATGTGGGAAATGGAAGGATGCGCGCCTGAGCCTTATGAATTTAATGATGATTCTACTATGACTATGGCAGAATTTAAGCAAGGTCTAGAGAATCGAGAGCAGCAAAAGGCAGAAGCTAAGGCTCGTCAAGAAGCCCGTAATAATACTGCAAGTGGTCAATCTGGATTCCCCACTTCTAATGATAATTCATTTACAGGTGGTCCTGTTAATTCTCCAACTGTAGCATCTAATTTTAAATTTTAATTAAAGGAGAGACTTTATGATTGATATTTTTTCTATTAAACCTCATGAGGTCTCTCGCGACCTTTGCGGTTATACTGTGCTTCTTTATGGTCAACCTAAAACCGGAAAAACTACAACTGCGGCTCAATTTCCGCAAGCGCTTCTTTGTGCCTTTGAGACTGGTTATCTAGCAATTCCTGGAGTTTTAGCTCAACCAGTCAATAAATGGTCTGAATTTAAACAGATTCTTAAACAGCTTGATTCAGAACAGGCTCATAAACAATTTAAAAACATTATTGTTGACACTGTAGATATTGCATATGATCTTTGTGAAAAATATATTTGTAATCAGAATGGAGTTTCTTCAATTGGCGATCTTCCATTTGGTAAAGGATATAATCTAGCAAAGAAAGAATTTGATGAAGCTCTCCGTCGAATTCCTCAATTAGGTTATGGTCTTGTAATGATTTCTCATGCTCAAGATAAAACTTTTAAAGATGAAAATGGAGAAGAGTATCAACAAATTGTACCAACACTTGCAAATCAGCCGCGTCTTGTAGTAGATCGTATGAGTGATATTATTGGTTATGCCCATCCTTTCCAAGAGGAAGATGGAACTGTTCATACTACATTATTTATGCGGGGTACTCCTCGATTTGTTGCAGGTTCTCGTTTTAAATATACCCCTGATAGTATTGATTTTAGTTATGACAATCTCGTTAATGCAATTGGCGATGCAATTGATCGACAAGCAAAAGATTATAATGGACAATATGTAACAGATGCTCCTACAACAGCTCATGTAGCTGAACCAGAACTTGATTTTGACGATCTTATGAATCAATTTAACACTCTTGTATCTAAAATTCAAAATGTCACAGGAAGTGCTTTTGGTACTACTTGGGCACCGCGTATTGTTGCGATTACTGACAAGTATCTAGGTAAGGGTAAGAAAGTTTCTGACATGACTCGGGATCAAGTAGAACAACTTGTTCTTATTGTAGATGATCTTACTGATGCTGTAGGACAAGGTCTTTAAGGTGTAATGGCGTAAAGGTATCGCAGAAGATTGCTAATCTTTCCTACTTGAATAAAGTAGTCTCAGTTCGATTCTGAGTTACACCGCCAAGAATATTCAACCGCCTTCTTTTTGAGGGCGGTTTTTTATTTGACAAAAACAAAAATATATGTTATAATTAATTGATAAAATATCTATGAAAGGAGAGTAATGGCAAAATTAGCACCTGTTAAATGCCCTTATTGCGGCCAGTCCTTTCAGAGAGAAGATACAGAATTTATTCAGGTCGGCCGCAGATATGCCCATAAAGAATGTGCAGATACCGCGAATCAAATTCATACATATATGAAACATATTCTTGGAGTGAGTTATTCTTATACAAAAATTGAAACACAAATTAAAAAATTTGTAACACAAGAAGGGTTAAATATTAAATCTATTTATAAAACTTTAATATATTGGTATGATATAAAAAAATCATCTACAGATCAAGCAAATGGTGGAATAGGAATTGTACCATATGTGTATAATGATTATCTAACTTATGCAAAAAATCAGTATGAAAATTCTCAAATAAATAAGGGAAAAAATATAAATGAATTTATAGGTGTAATACCAACAGAAATTATTGGAAAAGCGACTCCAATTAAAAAACCGCGTCATATTAAATTTTATGAACTGAGTTAGGAGGTTTAAATATTTTGAGTGAACTTAAATATATAGATACTCCAGCAACGGTTCAAGTGTTAGGTTGTATTATTAATAATCTTGATATTTTAAATGATTCAAGATATCAATTGTCTAATGAAGATTTCCCAAAAGGTTTTCATAGAACATTGTTTTCAGCTTTATCTAATCTTGCGGCTTTAGGTACGGAATATATTACGCCGCAAACTATTGAAGATTATTTAAATGATAAACCGCAAAGTTATGCTGAATATAAAGCTGGTGACGGTCCAAGATTTGTTAAATCTTGTACAACAAATGCAGATTTTCAAAATTTTGATTATTATTATAACAGAATTAAAAAGTTAACATTACTTCAAGCTTACTATGATATAGGTTTGGATGTATCAAGCTTATATAATCCAGATGAATTAGACATTTCCAAGAGAGAACAACAAAATAGATATTTTGATAGTTTAAGTTTAACAGATATTGCAGATAAAATTGATACTTTAATGTTAAAAGTTCGATCAGAGTATGTTGATCATACTTCTGATGAAAGTATTTCTGCGGCCGCAGGTATCGATGAATTATTTGCTTCTCTTGGAGAGACACCCGATGTAGGGCAACCTATGTACGGCAATATGATAAATACAATTACTCGTGGAATGAGACTTGGGAAATTTTATTTGCGGTCGGCTGCAACTGGAGTGGGAAAAACAAGATCAATGGTTGCAGATTTTTGTAACTGTGGATGTGCGAAAATTTGAAAAGACGGCCAATGGGTTGATAATGGATTAGCTTTTCCATCTTTTTTTCTTAGTACGGAGCTTGAGCTTGATGAATTACAAACAATGATGGTTGCTTTTTTAGCAGATGTTAATGAAGAGAATATATTAAATAATACTCTTAGTTTTGAAGAAAGGGAAAGAATTAAAGTTGCTATTGAAATTATTAAAGAATCTCCTTTGTATATTGAAGTAATTCCAGATTTTAGTTTAAAAGATATTGAAAATGCAATTAAAAGAAGTATTAGGTTATATGCTACTCAATACTTTTTTATTGATTATATTCATACTTCAATGAAAATTTTGGAAGAAATTACAAAACGTTCTGGCGGAGTAAAATTAAGAGAAGATAATATTCTTTTCTTACTTAGCGTAAAATTAAAAGAAATTGCAACTGAATATAATGTATTTATTTTAAGTAGTACACAATTAAATCAAGACTGGAAGTCCGCAGATATTCCTGATCAAAATTTACTTCGAGGAGCAAAAAGTATTGCAGATAAAGTTGATACAGGAATGTTGCTATTAGACGTCACAGAAGAAGATAAAGAAAAACTTCAAAATGTTATCGGTAGTGCCGGTGTAAGTATGCCAAATGTAAAAATGTCTATTTATAAAAATCGTAGAGGGTCATATAATAAATGTTATCTTTGGATGTATGCAAATAAAGCAACTTGTAGATTTGACGGAATGTTCTGTACAGATTATAATTATGAATTAATTCCAATTACAGATACAAAAATTTATATGAGAGTATAAGGAGGTGCCGCATTGAGTTATGACAAAGAATTAGTTAAAGAACAAATTGAATTAGACGATGTATATAATTTGTTAGATTTTTTTAATGCGGAACCTCAAATGTTTAATACATATATTATTGCAAAAACTATCTGTCATGGCGGCGATAGTCATAAGTTATATTATTATGAAAATACTCAATTATTTAAATGCTATAGTGATAGCTGTGGTACTTTTGATATTTTTGAATTAGTTCAAAAAGTAGAAAATATTAAAGATTTAAATGCTGCGGTTTTTTATATTGTAAATTTTTTTAATCTTCAATCTAAGATTGACGAAGTAGATGAAGATTTTGATTTAGAAACTTCTAAATATATTGCTCAAGTAACTAAATTAGCTCAATTAGATGGATATAAAAAAGATAAAATTATTTTGCCAGAGTTACCGCAATTAATTGAACATTATCCGCAACCTGAAATTTTTAATTGAACTAAAGAGGGTATTTCTCCTGAAGTTTGTAGGTATATGGGAATTAGATATGATCCTGTTAATGGAAATATTCTAATTCCACATTATGATGAAGATAACAGATTAATAGGTATTAGACAAAGAACTCTTGTCCAAGAGCAAGAGATATATGGTAAATATAGGCCCGCAAGGATTCAAGAACAACTTTGTAATCATCCTTTGGCTTTTAATTTATATGGTTTTAATCAAGCAAAACCACAAATTAAACAAGCAGGAATAGCTATTGTCGTTGAAGGCGAAAAATCTGTTTTACAATATATGTCTTATTTTGGAACAAAATCTAACATTTGTGTTGCAGTTTGTGGTAGTTCAATATCTCAATATCAATTTCAACTTCTTTTGGATGCGGGTGTTAAAGAAATTGCTTTAGGTTTCGATAAAGATTTCCAAGATATGCACGGAAAAGAATATGAAGATGTTGTAAGAAAAATTGACAATATTTATAATAAATATAAAAATAGAATTACAATTAGTGTTTTATTTGATAAGTGAAATTTATTAGGATATAAAAATTCACCATTAGATTGCGGAAAGGAGGCTTTCTTATATCTATGGAGGAACAGAGTTATGTGTTAAATTATAGAAAAAAACATCCTAGATGTAGGTATTGTAAATTTAAAAAAATAATTGTACCAGATTATTTTGGAGGACAATATAGTTATCATAAATGTATATTAAAAGATAAAGTTTTAATAGAATATTTAATATGTGATTTTTTAAGTAATATACAAGGATGTTTTTGTAGATGATTTAAACCAAAGGAGGATAGTATTGATATATAAAATATTTAATGAGCCTTCTCAAACAGTTATGCGTCAAATATTGTTTAATCGTGGGATAAAAGATAAGGAAGAACAAGATCGTTGAATGACTGCATCTTGAAAAGATATTAATTCTCCCTGAGAATTTGGAAAAGAAAAAGTAAAACATGCAATTAAATAATCAATGAATGTATCTGAGATAATAAAGAAATTTGAGTATTAGTAGATTGTGACGCAGACGGTTTTACATCTGCTGCGATTATTATTAATTATATAGATAAGGTTTATGAAGATACAGAAATAAAAATTAAAGATAAAATTCATTATATTCTTCATACAGGAAAACAACATGGACTAGAAGATTCTTTTGACCAATTTCCTGATAATTCTTTAATTATTTTACCAGACAGCTCTACAAATGATACTGAACAAATGCAAAATTTATTAGATAGAGGATGTTCTATCGTTTGTATGGATCATCACGAAGCAGATAATTATTTAGAAGATAATGATAATTTAGTAATTATTAATAATCAAATTTGTAATTATCCTAATAAAGATATATCTGCGGCAGGTGTAGTGTGGCAAGTGTGTCGAGCATGAGATAAAATTTTTAATTTAGATTATGCAAATGATTTTATAGACTTAGCAGCTCTTGGTAATTTATCTGATATGATGTCTTATAAAAGTATTGAAACAAAAGCTATTATTGATCTTGGATTACAGAATATTAAAAATCCGTTTTTTTATTATATGTGTGAAAAAAATAAATTTAGTATTGATAAAATGGGCGGAATAAATTACATGTCTATTGCTTTTTATGTTACTCCTTTTATTAATGCAATTGTTCGATCTGGTACAATGGAAGAAAAAGATTTAGTATTTAAATCTTTTTTACATTTTTATGCTTTTGAAAAGATTGAGAGTGGTAAACGTGGACACAAAGGAGAGCTTGTACCAAGAGTGGAAGAAGCAGTTAGAATCGCAGCCAATGTCAAAGCTCGACAAACAAAACTTCAAGATACTGCAATGGATTTGCTCGAACAGCGAATTCAGTCTGAACAATTGACAGAAAATGGTATTATTATTTGTTGCTGCGAACCCGGAGAAGTGGAAAAAAGCTTGGCTGGACTTGTCGCCAACAAAATTCAAGCGAAATATCAACACCCCTGTCTTGTCCTCACAAGATCAAAGGGGAAAGACGATAAAGAGTATTATTACAGAGGAAGTGCCAGAAATTATTCTATGTCAGAAATAGAGGATATGCGGCAGCTCTGTGAAAACACTGGTGACGTAGAATATGCACAGGGCCATAGTTCAGCTTTCGGAATCTCCATACCTGAATCTAAGCTAGATGATTTTATCAAAAAGACAAACTCAATTTATAGTGAAGCTGCTCAGGAACCTGTATATTGGGTTGACTTTGAATGGTTCAATAAAGATATTGATCCTCAAACGATCATTTCAATAGCAGATGCTAAAGATTATTGAGGTCAAGAGGTTCAAGAACCTTATATTGCGATACGTGAAATTCCTTTAAATTGAATTCAATTACTTTCTCCAGATAAGCATCCTACATTAAAGATTCATCTTGAAAATGGTGTTGATATTATGAAATTCAAATCTTCTCAAGAAGAATATGAGCAATTTATTGCGCCTAATACATATTTAACAGCAGTTTGTCGTTGTGCTAAAAATGAATGAAATGGAAAAATAACCGCTCAACTTATTATTGAAGATTATTATCTCGAAGAGAAGTGAGTGTTTTAGTAGTTGACAAAAACAAGATAATATGGTATAATTAATTTAGAAAATTAAGGAGAAAGAGGTTATATGGCGCGTTTTGAAATGCATTCACACAGTGATATGTCAAATATTCGTCTTATTGATTCTATTAATACAATTGATTCTCTTGTTGATTATGCCATAGAAATTGGTCTTGAAGGTATTTGTCTTACAGATCACGAAGCATTAGGTAATTGGGTTAAGCTTGATCAAAAAAGACAAAAAATTCAAGAGAAAAATCCAGATTTTAAAATCGGATATGGTAATGAGATTTATCTTGTTGATGAACGTGAAACAAATCAACGATATTGGCACTTTATTCTTATCGCAAAAGATCCAATAGGTGCTAAGATGTTGCGGAAACTATCATCAAATTCTTGGATGAATAGTTATTTTGATCG